TGACGCAAGCATACCACCGCTCTAAAGGCGGCGGCGCGTGGACTGCGTGGGAGCGCGTTACTACCGTAGCAGACAAGCTGAGTGCCTTTGCTGCCACCACTTCTGCTGAGTTGGCGGGGGTGTTGTCTGACGAACTTGGCACTGGCAATGTGCTATTTGGCTCAGAAGGTACGTTCACACCAGTCTTGCGAGATGCTGCGGCAGGAACAGCCGCAACGTCTGCGGGAGGGTCTTTACATGGACGGTATCAACTATTGGGTAACCGATGCCGAGGAACTATCAACTTCGTTAACATTGATACGACTGGACTGACAGCAGGTAATCAGGTGTTTATCACAGGGCTGCCATTCTCTTCAAAGAACCTTACAAACAATTTTAATTCGATAAATGTCAGATTTACCTCCGCCTCTACAGCAACTGGCACGGTGCAAGGGTATGTTCAGCCTAATGCCGCCCATATGCTACTAGAGAAGACAACAACAACGGGGGCGGCAATACTACTTGTGTCTGACTTATCTAGCACAACGGCTGACCTGAACATCACATTTGACTACGAAATAGCATAAAGGAGAACAACATGGCACTAACCGAACAACGAGTATTGGCAAGTGTGAACCACAACAAGATGTCCGATGCTTTAGAGGTAACGTGGGCAGATCAAATCTTGCGTGATGGAGAAGTCATTGCTTCTACTGCACACCGATGCGCCTATACCAGAGAGCAGAAGGCGCTATTCGAGCAGGACTTGGGCGCGGATGCTGTCGCTTACGTCGCAGTGGCGGGGTGGTGATATGGGCGAACTAGAAGCTGCACGAATCGAAGCGATGCACACCGGAGACTGGACTTCCTACTGGAAGCTGCGTAATGAGTTATCTCGCTAACCTCCTATCCGCCTTCTCACAGCTTTGCAATGCGCTGATCGGCGGCCACTCGAACGAATCCATCTCAGGCCGTAGTTACCGCGAGGGATGGGCGCTTGCCACAATAATCAACTCCGTGCTCTTCTGGCAGAATAATCACTGCCGAGGCGCACACAATAAAGACGTGGAGTGGGCAAAAGACTTTATAAAATATGAGGATATAAAATGATTATTTCTGCAAGTTTGATTTCTGGATTTATGTTAGGGTGTGAGTGGTATACTGATGATGAGGATGGCTTAGATTATTTCATCCTTGACTTAGGTATATTTAGAATAGTGTGTATGTATGGAGAGAGTAGTGATAACTAAGGAACAATACTTTGGAAAGAAGCAATACCCCATAGAGCATGAAGCTAATGCTGATTGGATGTTGGCTGCAGTGAACTTACTACTTCACCATGCTGTACAAGAAGGGGCGTATGATTACTGGACAGACCCAGATACAGGTACCCAGATATCCGGTTCCAAAGGTGGGGCAGGGGATGGTGGATATAGGACTGTAGACTCTAAGACAGGCTCTCCTAGGTCTTCTCATAAACTAGCTAAAGCTGTTGATGTGTATGACCCAGATAATAAACTAGATGATTGGGTTACAGATGAGATTCTTATTAAGTATAACTTGTACAGAGAACACCCAGATTATACTAATACCTGGGTACATCTAAGTACTAAACCTCCTGGTTCTGGTTTAAGAACCTTTCGGCCTTACTAAAAAAGAAAGCCCCAATGAGGATTACTCAAAGGGGCTTTTAAATACCACGGCAGGTATTCTATTTAGTAATGGTCTTCTAAGTGATACAGTTCTTTATACTTCTCTGGATAATAAAAGTATAGAACATCTGTTACTACCCAGAGATTGATTGGTGGAAAGCTAATCATACACCAGTTCATATCTCACAACTCCCTCCGGTGCAGGCTAGTGTCTGGGCCCCCTCTGTATTATCCTCATACTCTACAAAGCTAGCCCAGTCAATAGACACTGGCATAGCATTCAGAGCTTCCTCATACTCCTCTTCAGAACAATCGGTGTAAGGCGCTTGTACGTAGGTGTGTTCACTGAAAGGAAGGAAGCTAATACCACTTACTTCATCAAAGTGTTTCCATACCCAGGCTCCTACTTCAGGCCACTCTTCTTCCTTGACGCTAATTGTAACAGAAGGTTTGTGGTCACACCAGTGTCGTTGGTACAAGAGCCAGAGTTCCAGTTGCTCAAGGGCAGTCTTGTCTGTTCTACAGATTGCTCCTTCTGGAGCTTTCTGAGGAAAAGCAAATACTGCTGTCGAGTCTGGTCTGAATTGTTCATCTTCTACTGGCACACCCTTCTCTTTGAGGAAGTGGTAGATTGGGTCTTTCTTGTCCATCCGAATTCTACGAATATAGAACTTAGAATGTCGTGCATGGATTCCACTAGCTGAGTCCACCAATTGACTGACTGTGCCACTTGGTTTGATTGCTGTGATGGATGCTGATGCTGGTATACCAAGCCGGTCTGCCCACTCTTTGTTGACTTCCTTTGCATGATTTCTCAACTCCTCTAACATGGCTGGGTCTGGGTTGTTTGTAAGAACACTGTCCATAATCCCAGTAAGACTTACACCTAGCAGTCGTTCTTCTTCAGTGTTCTTCTTCCACTCTTCACTCAAGAACTGGAAGTTGGTAAGAGTGCTTTGTATAGTTCCAAGTATTGTTGCTAGTTCTACTTTTCGTTTAAGGCTTTCAAATGTGTCAGATGCTCTGATAACAACTTCTGTGAGGTTGCAAAACTGTTTATCTCTGAGGATAATCTCACTGCAAGGATTGCAACCGTAAGAAGCTGTTGCGTCTCTTCCTGATTTAGCTGCTTGTCGTTGAGCAGCCACCCTATTAAAAATTCCTCGTTCTCCTGACTTAGATTTGACAAGACTCACCCACTCCTCAAGAAAAGTATCTACATCTGGCTTCTCTGTATAGGCTACAGAGTTATTAGCTAGTCCTAGGTGGGGCTTATCGTTGTACCAAGCACCCATCTTAGCTTCTCTCATACGTCTGTCAGTAAGGTTAGACAAACTAATCAGAGCACTACGACGAACACCACCAACAACAACAATCTCACCAATCATACACATTAGCTCGTGTACTTCAAGGCTGTTTAGCTTTCTGCCTTTTGCTCCTTGAAAGACTGTAATAGTGAAGTCGAACAACTTTCGCAGAGGGCCTGGTCCAGATGCTCTACCTCCAAAAGTCTTAAGTCTAGCTCCGGCAGGACGTACTTTGCTGTAGTCAATTCGTGGTATATCACCGTCCCACAAAGAGGACAGAAGCTTCTTAAACGCCTTTGCCCACCCCAGTTTACTATCTTGCACAACAATGGTATCATCAGAATCCTTAAAGCTTTCTGGTACTGTTGGTAGATGGGCAATCTCTTGTCGTTCACAAGAGAACCCAACCCCTGTACCATTCATTAGAATGTAAAGAGCTTCAGAGAAAGCTCGTTTGTTATTTACTGCCAGGTAGGAGCAGTTATATGCTGCGATATTATCTCTATCACAAGCCTCTCCTGCAGACATCAGCAATCTCATTGACGGCATCACCTCTAGATTGAGGATAGTTTCTCGTAGATTATTAAACGTCTCTTGGTCTAGGGGGGAGTCCTCTTTATCTACATTATCTGAAGATACTTTGTATGCTACATAGTTCATCAGGCGATTAACTGTTTCTTCCCACGTCTCTCGTCGTTGTTGCTCAGGTAGGAACCTTGCATAGCGTGAAAGTCCAATCACATTCTGGTATACCGTTGGTAGTGCTGTCATTCTTGGCCTTCTGTTCTTGTTCGTTCTTTCATCATAGCGTCTGCTATTGCATAGGCTCTTCGTGCTACACCCTCTGGAGATACCTGCCTAGACCACCATTCATTACTTAGAATAGCAAGAGCAGTGGCAGCAAACACATCTCTCAGTCCGTCCTCATTATCAATCATGGTAGAATAATCTCCTGTGGTGGTGTGATGATTGCCGGTTGTTTCTGTTTCTCAAACAGGACTGCAGTTCCACAACAAAAAGCTACTTGCATCTCACCCTCTGCTAGAATATCTACTACTCCTTCTCTGATACCAAAGATGGTATTAACATCTTTTGGTACCAGTTCGGTACCGCATTTAGGACACTTCATCGTCTTCATACTCCGCTGTGAATTTATCTTGGTTCTCTTCAATCAAATCTGAGAAGCGGTCAGCAAGCATCTCTGAATCAATGTTGAGAATCTCCAGTAGGGTTACTTCGTCTACTGTCTTTAGTTTCTCTATCAGTTCATGTAGGAGCATGACCATACTTTTCTTCCAGTTCAATCATGATTTCCAACATATGAATAGCCTTACGTAGGTCTTCAAGTCCATTCTTGTCTCGGAACCTAGTAACATACTTGATTACATTAAGCTGTCCACCATCTAGGTTATTGGCTCTACAGTACTCAATAGGTTGAATTTTGAGAGAAGTATAATGACTACCTCCCTCTTGTCTAGCAAGGGCACTCTGTTGCTCTACCTCTTGATATCTAGAATCACACCAGTTCTCTTGTAGGTCTGTGTATATGTCTTTCATTTTACCCATTATCTTTGACCTTTTCTTTTTCATAGTTTTCCAGAATCAAATCTTGTAGTTCTTGTACCATGTAGGGATACTGGTCTGGTATATTTAGACATATCAGATGTTTTACTACCTCATTACTTTCTAGTTCCTGATACATCCAAGGCTCCATAACAACTACTTCGTCTGCCCATGACAATAAGACATCATCAACTGGAATCAGAGCGTATTCTTTAGTAAGTCCAGCCGCTCTTGTGTTGTATCCGTAAGTCCTATGCAATACGTTAGCTGTCGTAGGACTTCTAAGAAGCCCTGCTGAACACACACAAAGAACCTTACGAGCATCTCCTTGATGGGGGTTTTTACAGGTATACAAACGGTTAATCCTCATTTTTTTTCTCCATATTTTTTAGAAAGGTAATCCAATGAAATGAACATCTCATCAAAGGAACCCTCCTTTACCTCGTGCAGCATGGCACACCCTCTGTAATGTTTGTTACCTTGGTGTCCAAGATAGTCTTCATCATGAGAATAGAAGCTACCTATAATCATTGAAGTAATTGTAGAACCATCTGCTTTAGTTCCGTAAGCAACTTGTCTACCTTGTTGATGTCCAGCGATACAGGATTGATGCTTCTTGCTAATGAGTGCAGAAGCAGAAACCACAGGACGGCCCATAACACCGCTGGTAAAATAATGACAAAAGACAACACCTTCAATAGCCACAGGCTCCAAGAACGGATAAACTTCCCAACCATACTCTTCATACTTCAAGTCCTCCATCTTAACCAGACCCTCTAACTTAGGGTCATTCTCCACGGCCCTATTGATTCTGGCTTCATGGTTACCTAGAGTAAGTACCAACCTAGGGTTCCATCGTTTCTCTTTGTTCTTAATCAGCCTTGCCTGTTCCTTCCTTATAGGGTCTAGGAAGGCCTCCATAGCGGCGTTGGCTGCGTTAATATCATTGATGTACCGTCTACCCTCAAATGACTTCTTACCAACGTCATAGGAGCTTAGAGAAGGCATGTCTGCGAAGTCGCCCAGACACACAATTACATCAGGCTTTTTGTCTACGATGTACTGACTAGCGTTAAGAAGACAAGTGATATCAGAGTCAGGTTTAATTTGGGCATCAGGCAAAACGAAAATTTTCAATGCGATACTCCCCTAAGAGTTACCTCTTGTTCTCCTTCGTTAGGATTAATAGAAAGGATACCTACCTTAAGCAGGTCTTCTACTGCATAGTTTACCAACCATTCTACTTCTTGGCTGGTGGTTTCTACAGTGAACTCTAGTCCACCCTCTGACTTAGT